TACCAGCACATTCTAAGCATTTCTTCTTTTATGGCTTTTGACTGTCGTTCCAATTGCTCAAAGTAACTCAACATGTCTGGTCCAGACATGGTCAAAAGCCTTATCCGAAAAAACTTGTTTGATTGAAGTTCAATTCGGCTTGATAAACGGCCTGACACTCTGGACAAGCAATTTCCACGGGCTCAATCTGCAACTGTTTAATGATACTGTCAATTTTGTTTTTGATTTCAGTATAAACACTGCGCTCGCAGTTGAACAAAAACTCTTTGATGTAGTGTTCTTCTACCACTTGTGAGCCATCTTCGAGCATGATTGATTCTATGTTGTTGACCACGGTCATTACACTGAGATCAGTTAACTTGGGAAAAATTTCATCAAATTGTGCTTTCTTTTCTTCGTCAGTCAAGGCACTGTTGGTCACTGCATCTATTAGACGTTGTTGCTCGTATTGAATTAGTCCCACTTTGTTGTTTTGCTCAAATGCCTGTGGTTTGAATTTGAACGTCAAATTGTCAATACGCTCGGATTGAAATTCTGGAATATGTAGACGATCCAGCACCATGCGTAAATCCACAGTGTTGTCGTTTTCACTTGAGCAATTTCTACAAGTGGTGGTTATGTCCATGTCATGTCCGTAGCTGGCCAATCTTATGGCAATCAACACAGCATCCAGGTCAATTACGGGCATTTTCCATGCGTCCTTGATATTAGGGCAACAACTTTGTATGGTCTCAATCACTCCTACACCGTTCATGAGTGCATCTGGTGTTTTCAATGTGATTTCATCTTTGACTGTCATGGGATACACAGGAATTTCCCCAGTAACAGGCAAGTCAATAGCTGCATCAGGCCAAAATCTGCCTTGACTGGGCAATTTAAGATACAGTGCCGGTTGGCGAAAATGTTTGAATAACGGATTGTTAGCTGCTACAGCCATGGTTTGATCCCCAAATAAATATAATTGATGTAGTATTTATAGTGGAAAAATATGGCTATCAGAATTGATGGATTACCAACCGGACCGGTGTACGTAGAAAACGCCGCCCAAGAAAACACCTTGCAAGAGCTACTGCGTGTGATGGCGTCTCAGGGTAGTAAGCAACGTAGATACGATGCCGAAACAGCAGCAGCTTCTCGACGCACAGCCGATGCTGCCAATGAAGCTGCAGCCAGCATGTCTGGTGTGGCCAGTGCAACACGTTCGGCAGCCAACAGTACCGCTTCAGGTTGGAGCAAGATGGAGTCTGGGCTGAACGCCGCTACCATAGCCGCCGAAGATTTCAAAAACAGTCGCTTTAGTTTTGAACTGCAACGCCTGTCAGCCGCAGTAGCTGACATGAGCATAACTTGGATCAAATCAGCCAAAAGCATACAGGACAATCCTATTGCTGCCACAGCCAGTATTTTTGCTACTGGGGTTGATATAGCCTCAACGGGTTTACAGGGTCTGGCCAAAGCAGGCGGAAGCGCCCTTGAAATTTTAGGCCCACTAGGTAAGGTAATAGGCGGACTTGGCGAAGGTGTTGCAAGTGCTGCAATTAGCGTAGTAGGATCCAGCGCCAAGGTCGTTAACGAGATGATGGCCAAGGAGCTGCAAGAAACTGTACAAAACATGAGCACTTTTAACAAAATAGGTGCCAGTTTTTCAGGTAGTTTCATGGAATTGCGTGAAGTGGCAACTAGATCAGGCATGACCATAGAACAGTTTACTAAGGCCATGGCCGCAGCCGAAGCTTCAGTAAGACAGTTTGGTATTCCATTTGCAGAAAGTTCAAAAAAAGTAGCAGAAGTATCTGCAGCATTTGATATAGAACAAGGTGCAAATGGAAGAACATTACGTAATGAACTGCGTGCGTTGGGTTATAGTATAGAAGAACAGGCCGAACTGGCAGCAGATTACATGGCACAAGTTCGAGCCACAATGAGTTTGGAACAATTCAAAAATCTGTCCGCTAAAGACGTTGCAATTGCTACCAAGCAATACGCCATGGATTTAAGAGTGTTGCAAGATATTACAGGCAAAAACGCCAAAGCTGCCATGGAAGAGGCCAGGGTCAAATCATTGCAAGCGGATATCATGAGCAAATTCACAGATCCCAAGCAAGCAGAAAAATTTCAGAAATACTTTGCTACGTTACCTGAATCAGCTAAAAAAGGATTTTTACAGTATATAGCATCGGGAGGTCAAGTAATCACAGAAGAAACAGCAGCACTTTTGTCAGCCAACAACGAAGAATATGCCAAAATTTTTACCAGAGGTAGAGATGTAATTTACAATTCAGCTATGACTGCTGCAGATGCCCAAGAGGCAGGAGTAGATCAGGCCATACGTGCAGGTAAAAAACAAGAAGAACTCGAGCGTAGTACCGGCGGAGTTATTAATCAAGTAAACACTCTCACAGGTTCTCTAGGTGGTTTGTCCACTGGTATCAATGAATTGGTAACATTGGCACAAAAAGATCCTGAAGCATATAAGCGAGCAATAGAAGCAACTAGAAATCAAGCAACAGCATCAAACGAACTCACAACCGGCATACTTACAGCTCAGGAAAACACACAAAAATTTGCCAAACAAATAGAGGATCTAGCATTAACTGCCTTGCCAAACTACGCTACCGCCATTGGTAGCACAACCAAGGCCTTTGTTAAAGGTCTAGAGCAGACCATGGGAATACTGTTTGGAATTGACGTCGAGAGACCTGACGGATCTAGAGGTCCTGTAAAAGACCTTGACGAGTACAAAGCCAGCATGACTGAAATTTTCAAGCGGTGGGTACGAGCGACTTTTCCTGTACCCGAAGCAAGGGCCAATGGAGGCTCAATTGGTCGGTTTGTTCCTTACATCGTGGGCGAAGAAGGACCCGAAGTGAGAACATTTGACGCTCCGGGGCAGATTGTTCCTTTGGACCAATTTGCAAAAAATCTTGACCCAACTGAACTGTTAGCAAAAACTAATCAGTTGCAAAATATCTTTGCAGCTAGTCTTGACTCATTACAGAAAGACATCGCAAGGCGTCAAGCCGCTGCTGTACCTGATACTGGTCCAATTGCAGAATTGCCGACAGCAGTAACTCGAGCAATTGAAACTGCATTTGCTAGTCCATCAGGTCTTAATCAAATCATGACTGAATTAAAAACGCAATTGGCTGGCGACAGTCAAACCAACAAACGAGCATTGGAAACGCAAACCCAAGAGATACAAAAACTGATTGAAGTCATGAACGACAATGTGGCTTACAGCGAAAGAATAGCAAACAACACAGCTTGATTGCGGTAAATACTGCAAACTTGGAACAACACATGTCTTGGAAAAAATATTTTAAATCGTCTAATTTACCCAGTAACATCAGCCCACTTGGTAGTGGTCGCCTGCCGGATCCTGGTTACAGAAACTATCAAAGTAACCTTCCTGATGTTTATATTGGACATCCTAATCGTATTGAACGCTACAATCAATACGAACAAATGGACATGGATTCAGAGATCAACGCAGCCTTGGACATTCTCAGTGAGTTTATGACACAGAAGAATGAAGCCAACAACACACCATTTGATATAAAATACAAAGATCAACCCACCGACAACGAAGTCAAAATCATCAAAGAACAGCTACAACAGTGGGTAAGTTTAAATGAATTTAACAAAAGAATATTCAGGATAGTAAGAAACACTATCAAATATGGTGATCAAGTGTTTGTGCGAGACCCAGAAAACTTCAAGTTATTTTGGGTAGAAATGAGCAAGGTAGTCAAGGTTATTGTAAATGAAAGCGAAGGTAAAAAGCCCGAGCAGTACATAGTTAAAGATCTCAATCCCAACTTTGAAAATTTAACAGTTACCGCAGTTACCACTAGTGATCAGTACATGAATCATCCGCAAGTGGGCGGACCATCGGGCAGCTACGTGCAACCCAACGTGCCCCTGGGCGGTGGCGGCAGATTTACCAGGGCACAAAACGAAGCAGCTATCAATGCCGAACACGTTTTGCATTTGAGTTTGACTGAAGGTTTAGATGTGTTTTGGCCGTTTGGAACCAGCGTGCTAGAAAATGTTTTCAAAGTTTTCAAACAAAAAGAACTATTAGAAGACAGTGTTATTATCTATCGTGTACAGCGAGCTCCTGAACGTAGGGTATTCAAAATTGACGTGGGCAACATGCCCAGCCACATGGCCATGGCGTTTGTTGAGCGTATCAAAAACGAAATCAGTCAACGTAGAATTCCCACACAAACAGGCGGCGGCGCCAACATGATGGATGCCACTTACAACCCATTGGCACAGATGGAAGACTACTTTTTCCCTGTTACAGCCGAAGGGCGTGGAAGTAGTGTAGACACACTACAAGGCGCTAGTAATCTAGGCGAAATTACCGATTTGCGTTACTTTACCAATAAATTGTTCCGTGGTTTACGTATTCCCAGCAGCTATCTTCCTGTGGCAGTTGAAGACAGTACACAAGCCTACAACGATGGACGAGTAGGTACAGC